TGCATCATCTTGTTTATGATCATGTATATGTGTGTTCATTGAATGAATCAATTCATCTGGTGTGATTGTACGCTTTTCATATGATTCATAAAATAGATTGAACAATCTGTCAGTTGGATTAATATAAATCGTATCCATTGATTCGTTGTCCCACGGAACTGACTTTCGCCATTCACCATAACTCAAACCAAAAATTGACCTATCTGTAAATCCATCAACAAATACATTTAACCACGAAAAATCATCATCATTTCTTTCTATTTCTTCTATATACAACCTAGACCAATCATCAGCATCGTCTATAAAATCAACATGATTATCCCACGGATCAATTTTAGTTTCAGATAGAAACCTAGTTTCACACTTGAAATACTCACTGTTATAACTATCACTCTGTTGCAATATCCAACCTAGTACTGACGATAGCATTGGTACTGCACTGAATATATGAGCGTGCTTCACTTTAGAAGCGCCGTCGTTTCTTTTTTACTTAATCCAAAATCACCCAATAACTCTCTTAAATCATCTTTACTGTGCATACCAATAAACAATTCAACTTCATCATCATTTAAGTTAGGATAGTTTTCTTTAATAAATCTAAATATCTTCGTATCAGTTCCTTTCTTGCCGGGAGAAATCCACTCGTGATATTGACTAGACCCTAATGACAATGCTTGCAATAACTGAAACTGCAACTTAGGATGATGTCGTAGTGTATTAAAGTGAACATTGACTAACTCATTTGTCCATTCTAAATAATGCTCTGCAAATGGTCCCTTGCATGAACTTATGAAACGCTGCTGTGTCCACATATTCTTATTGTATTTTACAGTCTCTTCATCAGTTAGACTATCGTACCAACCACGATCACGTGTGTCAATTGCACACATTTCACTCTTAATATTCAATTTACTCATATTTAAATCATAATCTCCAATTCATCATACGGCTTCTTGTCAACCTCTTCAATTACGATTGCTTCTTTAATTGTACAAGTTTTTACATCAAATGCCAACCTAAACAGCATCAGTGCAGACACGTCATTCGTATATAACTGAATTTCATCGTACCATAAACTATTCATATTATCTGACATGTTGTTGTCAATCCACTTTCTCATTTCGGTGGTACGGCGTGATCGTAGAGTATTTCTTTGGGACCAAGATCCGCTGTTTGGTGACAATCTAATATCATCGGCTGCTAATATTAGTTTTACACTATATGTATACTTTTTATAATAAAGGGTCTTTCTGATTATCTGTGTTATTTCTTTATTATTAAGCAAATGCAAGTGCGCTTCGTCCCTTGGGGACTTTATTTCAATCGTCTCGAAGATGTTCGTATTTTTATTCACGACTCTCATTAAAAAATCAATCGCTAATGTATCATTTATATTAAAATATATACGTGTACTTGAACTAGTTGTATAATAACCAGATGCGTTTACTACCTTTACATTAGGTACATTCTTTTTGATTATAGATTTCAGTGCGTTGCATCTACGAAAACATGACATATGTCTATCAGACAATTTAGTCGTAGAAATGAACATACTTGAATCATAACCATAACATAATTTAGTCTGTGCTACCCATGCCTGATGATTTAATATATCTTGATTCATGTTACACTCCTAGATTAATTCACTAATATCCAATACTTCTGGAATCTTGTTTACTTCTTTAATTAAATAGATACACTCAGGATTGTCACCATCACTTAACGGTACTGACAATATATGACCAAATTTAAGTTTCGGTGCGTGCCATTTTACATCGGTAAATACATTGACGATATTAACATCAAGATACTTAGGACTATAACCTGTCATTGGGTTCATCGCAAGTGTAGTGAAACCCCTGTCATTTAATCCCATCAAACTAATCACTTCGGGGTTTCCTACCTCCGGGTCACATATAATAATGCTCCAATCTAATGGTACATTAATCGTGTAATCACCTACTTGCAATACTGCTGCTGGACTATAGAAACTTTCTAAAAAGATCAATGGAATAAAGAAATAATCCACATTCTTTGGGTCGCTATAATCTAATACACCATATCGTAGATCATCTACTAATTCGGGAACATCGTCCAACTCATATGTCCGATTCTCTACTGTTAAAATTTTCATGTGTTATCTCTCATTTCTCATGTAACTTATTTGTAATCCACTTTCTCTATTGAAAAAGGATAGTTTGCTTCTTTATAAAACTTTTTACGTTCAGTTAAGTGTCGCTTACTGAACTTTGCAGTGCTTGTAAAGTCATATATCTCTACAAAGTCTTTATCGTCTGCTCTACGCACACCACGACCAATTGATTGTATTACTCTAACAAAACTCTTGCCCGGCTCAATTAATACCATATTGAATATTCGTGGTATATTTAATCCAACTGCTGCTACACCATATGTCGCTATAGTAATACTGTTAGTTGCTTCATTAATTTCATCATACGCATCTTTACGATCTGTTGATTTCATTGCACCTTTTACAAAAGTAGTATCACCACCAATATGCTCAACTAGCATTTCTCCTGCTTTAATGCGATCAACCAATACCAATGTATTACCTGTCTGTGAAATCGTCTTTATCAAATTACCCATGTATTCAATTCTATGTTTATTAGTTGTTAGGAATGTCAACTCACTTTGATAATTGGTATAGTCAGTATTTTCTTTCATCTGTACAATATTAACATGACAATTACTTAACACACCCATATCCTGTAACTCGGATGCTGCTAACTTATTAACTACATTACCTAAACTAACTTGTAATGTCATTTGTTCATTTTCTGCTTTTGGTATTGTGCCTGTCAATCCCCATCGTAGAGGTATATTAGCAAATTCTTTAGTTAGCATGTCTTTTAGTACATCTGCTTTCGCTTGGTGTACTTCATCAACTATGATACAAACCACATCTTCTGCAAAGTCTTGTAGACTCCAATCCTGTTCACCATTCTTGAATCGCTTGCGAATGACGTTAAGACTCTGCCATGTACAAATGGTATGAGTACGACCAAATTCTTTTTTGTCACCAAAGTACACACCAACATCTAGACCTAAGTTAATATAATCTGCACATGTTTGATTCACCAAATCTTTATTTGGTACAATGACAATAGAACGACCATACTTTTCTGCTTTGTAACTCAATGCTGCGGTGATTAATGTCTTACCAGCACCAGTTGCAATTTCTTGTAGACACTGAGGTGTTTCTATAAACTTGTTGACGATATCAATCTGATAATCACGTAGTGTAACAGGATCACCAGCAAACCGATGCTTCTCGGGCCATACCTTATGTTGGAATGTGGATTCATCTACCAAGTCAAACTCAAGATCATGAAGTGTACGTCTATCTTCAAGATCAATCTTATAACCATCTTCAATGATAATAGGAATCGCTGCCTCTAATAGACTGACAAATGTAATACCACCAATGGTGAAATATCGTTCACACCCATCCCATCTACCTAATTTATAAGAAGGAACATGTCGCGCATACGGCAAGAAAAACTTAAACTTTGTCTCCAGTTTTTTTCTAGTGGTAAGTTCAAGTCCTTCTATCTTTGCATTGACTTCGTCTTTCAATATAATTGTTGCAGTTTTAATAGTTGTTCTCCAATTTGTTTTATTTATTATAACATCAAACTACAAAAATGTCAAATGATATTGTTGGTTTTTTCATACACAGATGTTGACCAAAGACTAGGAATTCACCTCCTAGTCTTTGGTCATATACAACAGTCAATAACCTATTATACAGTAGACTTCATACAAGTGATTTCTGCCATACGCTGCCATTTGTCACTTTTGGTTTTACGCAAGTCTGCAATTTTACCTACCATACGTAGACTAATCTCGCGCATACGATCTTTATTTTCTTCAACAAAGTCAACAATTTCATTTTGCTCTGCTTCTGAAAAACCATACTCTTCTAGCATACCATCCTTAACAACTTGACGACAACGCAATAGACGCTCACGTGTACTGTTCATAGTCAAATCAAGATAGTGACAACGAGACATAATTGCATCTAAGTGATCTTTGATCTTACCACGAACTTTATCAAATTTTAGGTTAGTGATGAAAATAACAGAACCTTTAAATTCAAATGACTCAGGAATTCCTTCACGGCGTAATGCAGAACTTTCAGTGTTCCAAGAAATCCTACGCTTCTTTGAACTATCTAACGCTGCTTTAAGCAAGTTCAATGATAATTCGTCATACAACACAGAGTCGCAATCATCTAACACCAATACATTGTTTGCATCAGCATAACGATATAGCAACTTGTATAAACCGATTGCAGAGGCAGCACCCTTTTCAATGCCAAATCGCGATACTGAACCACGTAACTTATCAAACAATGAATTCTTTTCAATGATATTCTCAACACCGAATGACTTACCAACTCCAGGAGGACCTGTAACAACCATTCCGCGAATATCACCATCTACTGACATTTGTGTCATTTCATCTAAGATACCAAATCGCTCACGTAGACGCTCAACAATTTCTGCGTCAGTTTCAGTTGTTACCGACTCGGTAGTATCTACTTCTATAATAGTAGCAGCATTCTTACGAGGACGACCTGCTTTGCGTTTTGGGGCAGTAACTAATTTAATTGTTTGTGCTGTCATGGTTTAGATTCCTATCTAATTGTTTAATTAACTTACTTAACTATTATAGCAAGAAGCCTTGCTGGTGTCAAGTACTTTCTTGACTATTCTGGACATAATTCCTTAAATATCTAAATAAAATGTGGTACCATCAGCAACAACACCATCGCTGTTCCATGTACGTGTCATGGTGATTTCAATACATGTTTGAGCCAGGATTTTATCAGCCCTAACATCTATATCAACTTCGGCACCAAACTTTTCTAACAATGCATTAAATTCCTGTTGGAATGCTTCTTGACGTTCATGTGCAAGTATCATAAAAATTCCTTAAATATCTAAATTAAATGTGGTACCATCAGCCATGACAGTATCGCCGTCCCATATAGTTTTTTGGTTAACTTCTATAACGTGCTTGTAGCCACCATACCACTTCACCCAGTTAGAATCATCTTCTTCGATACAAATTGATGCACCATGCTTTTCAAGTAATGCGTCAAAATCTTTTTGGAATGCTTGTTGACGTTCTTGAGCAGTTTTCATAATCATTCCTCGACATCTATATTGAAAAACGTTTCACCATCAAGACATACCTCAAGTGATGGTCGAGAACCATCAAGGGTAAAGTGACCACCATCATCTTTATCAATACGAGCTGTTGCATTGTACTTCACAAGCATTGCTTTAAATTCTTTTTCAAATTCTTCTTTACTTGCTTCAATTGCTTCAATCGCTTCTTCTTTATTAATAGCATTATTCGCGTCAACAACTAATTTTAGTTCAACCCAATTCTTAGTGATGTAATTATAACCACTGAACGAAACTGCGTGAACCCAAGCAGCCTCTTTACTGATAGCATCTACTTCCATCTGGTCTGACATATGAGGTCCGTGTTCAAAACTAACAATATAAGTATTCATAATTCTTTCCTTCTTTAATTAACTTACACACTATTATAGCAAGGATCTTTACTTTTGTCGAGCGTTTATCCATAAAAAAACCCACAAATGTGGGTTTATTTTTTATTATTTTTATTGCAGTTACAGTCTTGCGTCTTCCAATCCTGCACATCTTAACTTAATCACGTTAGTGAGTTGCCATTGCTTCACTTCAAGTGCTTTGATAACGCCCATGAACTTATTTCTAACCATTGAAAATTCAACAATAAGATGCTGTAAATCAACTACGTCAGACTCACCATCAACAAATGCTTTCGCATCTGCTGACGTTAATGCACGTTGATAATGCTCGGTAAAGTGTCTAAACTTCTGACTGCGCAGTTTACGCATTTCAGTATTTAAAAATTCAAGTATCGCTTCTGTCTCTTGTAGTTGGTTGAAACGATGTTCAACAATGCCCGGAATATCACGACTGTGTTTTTCCAAGGAACCTTTCATTCCACATTCAAACTTAGCCTCTGAAACCTGTATTTCATAATGTGAAATAGCATTGACTATCTCTGTCAAATCTCCAGTGACCTTGCGATACCATTTACTCATTTAAGTTTAATCCCACTCGTCTTCGTCTGTGTCTTCATCTTCTTCGTGTTCAATGTATTCATCAACACTTGTTTGAAGATATTTATCATGCTCACTGATCTGCTCTGCGTTACCAGCAATGTCAAATCCATATTGATCTAATATTTGTAGGAAATGTTCTGCGAAATTTCCGCGCTCTTTTTCTACAACACTAGACCTTGCAGCATCATACATAGCAATGATAAATTCTAAATCATTATCACTCAGACTCATTGATCGTCCCCTTCGGTAACTAATTCATCACCACTAGAATCTAAGATCGCTTCTGGTTGCTGTTCCCACTCGCGCATCATGATATCTAGACAATCATCTGTATTCTTTGACCATGCTTTACGGAACTTCTTAATGACTTCGCCAGTTACGGGACTAATGTACTCAAGACTGTTACCAGACTTTTTAAGTGCACCTTTCGCTTCAAAGAATTCAGTCAATCCACTGTAAGGACTCATACCAGTATCATATGGAATTTCTACTTGCACACTCTCAAATGGTTTAGCATAACGTGTTTTCATGATCTTACACGCTGCACGAATACCATTTACAGTAGTCGTCTTATTACCATCTTCGTCAACTTTTAACTTCAATTTACGCATTGCGATTACAATTGAACTTGCGTAGATAAATCCTTGACCACCAGAGATTTTATCATCGGGATCAAACATGTCTTGTGATGCATAGGTGTGATTCGTAGCAAGTAAGCCTACATTGTATTCACCTAACATATTCACTGTGTTACGAACAAGTGATGTTAATGCTTTAGGTTTACGACCTAAGTCACCTTTCATGTCGCCCGCTTCAAATTGCTTAACATCGGTAGGTGTTAATAACATACCTAAACTGTCTACAACAAATAAGATTTTAGGACGATCTGCTGGCTCTTTATCACCATGCTCAGTCTTGTAATCTTTCATCAAGTCAGACATAATTTTTGCAACGTCATCAATCATCGCTACGTTCAACTTCATCAATTTTTCTTCACTCGTATCTACGCCCAATGCATGTAACCATGCTTCGTCTAGCGCATTTTCTGAGTCAATTAGAACAACATAAATATCTTGCTCTTGTGCATGACGAATAATGTTTCCAGAAGCAATATATGATTTCCCTGCTCCTGATTCGCCTGCTAGTACTGTTACTTTACCTAGTGGAATACCTTTATCAAAGTCCCCGCTAATAAGTTTGTTTAATGTAAAATTACCTGTTGAAATCCAAGTATCGGGATCGTGAAATCCAGTGCTTAGACCAGGGACCGCCTTGGTAATACTTCGACGGAATTTAGACACATCAAATGGTCTTGCCATTTTATTCTCCTTGAAAAATGGGAGCAAAGAACTTGCTCCCCATTGGTTACTTATGCGTTAGCACCTGACTTACGATTGCGAATTGCTGCAAGAATATCTTGTGCATTTGCTTTAGGTTTTTCATCTGAACTTGCTGCTTCTGGTACAGGATCTGCTTTAAAAGGGATTTCATCTGATGTGATCTCCTTCTCTGCGGCAGGCGTGCTACTAGACTGTGCAGGCTTAGATGCAGGTGTGCTACTAGACTGCGAAGGCTTAGATGATGGTGCATCTACACCCCAAGGACGGTAGAAGTTACCCCAACGCTCAGTGTCGTATAACTGACCATCAACCGATGCTTCAAACATCTCGACCATAACGTCTAAATGCGCTTGATCAGGCTTCTTGGGTAGGAAATCAGATAGATTAAATAATCCATTTGTTTCAACTGCATCTAGTTCATCTTGGTTTAGACTACGCTCACGCCTAGCCCAGTTAGAAGTACTATAATCAGCCCACTTGCCATTCTGACCTTTGACTACTTTAAAGTCTGTTCCTTCTGTGTAATCAGTAGGTAATGATGTGAAATCTACGTCCATCAACGCTGCACTGATTACCTTAAAGATTTGAGGTGAAATCATGAAACGACGGATTGGATTTTCGGGTGCTTCTTCAACTAGATCACTCTCGGTGACAAAGCCTTGAAACAAGTATGACTTTTTCTTCCAATATTTACGTGCAACATCTTCCAAAGAAGGATCTTTGAACCATTGACGTAATTCAGAATGAATAGGACAGGTTGTTTTTTCATCATCGTACATTTCAATACAAGGTACTTGAATTGTTACGGGTTTTGATTCATCACCACCTTTTACGCCTGCGAATTCTAAACGAATCATTTCACGCTTCAACCAAAAGAATGGGTTATTCGTGTCGCCGTCTGGTAAAAATCGTAGTGATGCTGATGTGTTGTCTGGAATACTCCAGTGAGGGAAGACAGTATTGTCTTTGTTGGTGGTTGACTTTGTTCCAGATGAACGTGAGTCTTGTTCGAGCAATTTTGCTCTGATTTCTGCTAATGATGCCATCTTTACTTCTCCATGTGCCTTAGTTTTGTTTTAGGTATTTTACGGACTATTCCGCTAATACAAGTTTGCCTTAGTTTTATTACTTAGCCTATACAGTATACTACTTTTAATGCTCACTGTCAAGCACTTTTTCGGGTAATTTGGTTTTCTTTCTTTGAAGATATTACGTTGTTAATGCAGGCTCTCAACTGGCGCTGCTACTGTTAATGTCCAAAGGGGGAATCGTTAGATAGCAGACCCAATGGCTCTCATTTGAAGATATTACGTTGTTAATGCAGGCTCTCAACTGGCGCTGCTTCATTATAGGTCTTTACATAAGAACATAAACTTTCGTCCATTGGTATCTTATATCAACCCTTAATTCTATTTAATTATTTACTATACTTATTTATCAATTGTAGGAACTGTCTTGTAGAACTGAATATTCATTCCGTTTTTTAACCAACGATCTTTTGTACCTTCTGGCTGACAACTAGCATGTACTTGACATGCATCAAACACCATTACATCACCTACTCTTTGCTTAATGACCATTTCTTCTGTGAATCCACTAAAACTTTCTTTGGTAATTGATGGATACTTTGATTCTGTCCAATCTTCGCTGTTATTTGTGGTTGGTAATGGATTGCCATTAATGTCAATAAATCCATCGTATTCCCTATACAGTTTATAATCACTGTCTTTTTGTTCTGACCTTGATGATTTGTCAAACGTTGCTGCATATCCTATTCTACGTTGCTTCATAAATGCAGTATGACATTCTGCGTTTAATGGTGACAAGTATAGTGGAAACACAACACTTTTAAATGGAATTTGATTGTGTGCCCAATGTTCCAATCCTTCCTTTTCACTTATCAAATCAACATGAGCGTCATGGTGCTGATTAGTAATGTAAAAATTTCCTGTGTGACAACGACTATAATCACTAAACACTTCTTTGAATTTATCATTCATCCATTTTTGTGTTTTCATCATGCCCGGAACGTCTATTACACTTTGTATATTTCCACTACTGATTTGCGCTTTAACACGATCAGCGTTTTGAAATTGAAACGTTATAAGTTTTTCTATTTCCTTTTTGTTGAAGAAATTTTCCAATACATAAGGGGATTCAAACCTGTCTATAATTGCTTGTCTGTGAGTGTTACAATTTTCAATGTAACTCATTTATTCTTCTTTAATAATTGACCAGATGCCATATACAAGGGCAATCCATGCCGCTATCTTTGCCAACGGACCTAGTAATAAAATCGCTAGTGCAGTACCAATTAATACTGCACCATCTAATGAGGTACGTTCTGTTAAGCGATCTTTCATCCAATTAATCATATTATCCCACCATCTTACGTAAGTTAGTAACTGCTTCGCTATCCATTGAAGATGATTGCTGAGTTGCTTCTGGTACTACCTCTTCTGTTACCTTATCAAGTAATTGATCAAGTGCAGTAAGAAATACCTTATTCATTTTATGAACATCAACGCTCAACATATCAAGTAAGTTAGACAATTCAAATTGCTTTACTTGAATAGCCTTCATACCAATGTATGATGCCTTATGTCCTAGTGCAGAAACATCACCACCATCACCTGTGAAATCAGTCATTGCATTTTCAGGATGCTCTGGGTCAGTTGAATCAACAGGAATCTTAATACCAGATTTAACAATGTTGATCAATTTTTCTAAGTTTTCAATTGCGCTCACGGTTTTCGCCTCTTTCAATTTAGTTTCAGATACTACACGATTTACTGTAGCGAGTGCTTGTTGCATACTCTCAGTAGATAATGCATTATACTTGAATTTCTCAGAGATGTCAAGGGTTTCTTCGATTAAATCTTCATTTACTTCAACTTTAAAATTATCATACCCACGCTTGGTTGCTAAACGCTTAACTGACTCTTTTAGTTGAGCAATCTTTGATTTGATAGTCTCTACTATTTCTTGATTGTCTTCATTAACTAATTTTTGCTGCTTTGTGTATTTTGTGAATTTGTTTAAATCTGAAATCTCTTCACACATAGCCAAAATTGCTTGTCCCTTAACATCGTAAGGATTTCCCTGTTCATTAACATGCATGGTCATTGCTCTAGCGCCTGCCATGTACTTATGTGGGAATGCAAACTTTTCGCCTGATGCATTTTCAATAAACAAACTATGAATATTTCTACTGCGAGAACCACGCATCTCTTCATTGACACTCTTGTTGTGCTTTATGATAAGAGTCGCCTCTGGTAGTTTAATATAACTTGTTTTGGTTGAACCGCCTGCCTTAGTGAAACCTTCTGTCACTTGTGCATCTGTTTTCGGTTGGATTTTTTTATCAAATTTTCTCATTGTGAATTCACCTAATTTTGAATGTGCAATTGCTTTGATTGCATCTAAAATATCTTTATTTCTCTGTATGTCGTAACTTTCCCCGATCTTAACAATCACTTCAAATCCGTTATCTTCTTGTTTTATTGTAACAATCAAATTTTGATCAACAGCGTATAGTCGCGTTGCCTCTTCTACATTCAATGTCTCTACACCATCAATGGTGTATAAACGCATCTTATAGCCTGCGCCTTTTAGTATGTTAAATAGTTCTGTTGAAATATCATTCATCGGGGTAATTCCTTTTTAATTATATATGTATTTATCTTTTTCGTCTATAAAAATGACATTGGCATTGGGTCGTCATAGTCGTTATCTAAGCCCTCTTCCATTAAGTATTCATATGCAGTGTCTTCGTAATTTGTTACTTCTTGTGCCATTCGTATAATCAACACCAGTGCCATAACCAAATCATCATTTTCACCTTCCTTTGCCCCATAACTATTACCACGAGAAATAAATACTTTTAGTTCACGTAGTAGATTCTTACTTGCTATTTCTAACTTATCAGTCTCTACCCAATATTTCAATTTGGCACATGCTGCTATCTTTGATTTATGTGTCGTAGTGAATCCTTTACGGTATGCTTTTGTATTACCATGCTTCTTACGCTCACTCAAGAATGTGCCTGGGAAGTATTCTTCGCCTATCTCTTCCACGCATACCAATCCTGCTTCACCCATTGAGTTGTTTTCTAGACTGTAATATATTTCCGATTGTTGCTTTGTCTCGTCATCTATGTATATTGCTATCTTCTGTAATATTCTTACTTGCTGTTGTATAGTCGTTTTATTATGTTGCCATTCAGCAATTTGATTCATTCCCGGAAGTTCGTAAACTTGTATTGCTGCGTTATCTCCACCAGTTCCTAAACTAGGATCTAATGCAATAAGATATAAATTTCCCGCTTTCAATGGCTTATACCAGCGTACTTGTCCCTGCATTGCCCATGCTTCTTTTGATTCCATCATAGCCAACTTCAAACTACTCACCAATGTCTCATCGAATGCGATGAATTCATTTTTATGCTCACGTCTGAATTTCTCTTCACCGATCTTGGCTTCTTCTACAATTGCCCACTCTGCATCACGATCCGGATGTCTATCCCATATCGCATCATAAGAGGCAAAACTATTAATACCTAGTTCAGTTTCATTTCCGTATTCATCTGTCTTCTTTTGTGAATCTCTCCAAATCTGTGCAAATTGATCATCATCTTGGTTTGGTGTTGATGTTATTATACATTTACCACCTGTTGCTAATGTAGGTGATAATGCTGTCCAGAAATCTCTTGCGATATTTGGTCGTACAAATGCAAACTCGTCTAAATATGCTAGTGATATAGACATACCACGACCCGTGTTATCAGTAGTGGCTTGTGCAATAATACGACTACCATTATCAAATTCCAATGAACCTTTGTTGTATGATGTTGCGCCCGCTCTCAAATAATCAGGCAATGTCTCGTATGCAAAACGAATACGCTGCATTATCTCCTGTGCACCACTATATTTGTGTGCTGCAATTAGGATTGTTTGATCTGGTACAAACATTGCATACCATAACAGATAGCCAGCAGCACATGTTGATTTTCCCATTTGTCGGGAAATCAATGCTACTGAGTTTCTATGATTGTGATATACATCAACTAATTCTTCTTGAAAATCAAACAACTCAAATCTCATTCTACCCTTCACTGGATGCTGTATCCAACAATGAGTCTTCATAAAATATTTTGGGTCTTTAATACATTTCGCTAATTCTACCAATTGCTCATGTGTATAATTTTCTTTTTGATGTGGTGTTTTTACTAATTTAGTATCTGATGACATATAGGTATTTACTAACCTTCTCTATTTTGATATGATATTTTTTATTGATATTTCTAAATCTTCCAAAAAGGTATCAATGTCAATATCATCTGATTCAACAACTTCATTGGTTTTTGATTTTCTTTTATCTTGACTACCACTCTTCACAATAGTATTAGGATTCACAGTAGAAGTACTACCAGAAAATTTCCATTTAACGGATACTTTTCCATCACTCTCAATTTTAATTATTTTACCTGATGAACCCTTTGTGGCGTGTACAATGATATCGCCTTTCTTTAACGCTGCACCAGATTTATCGTTAGTAGATTCGGCAACTTGTGGATTTCTTGATAATTTACTGTCATCTACCCATCCTTCTGCATCACTCGTTTGTGACTTAATCAATACTTGATCAAAATCATTAGGATTAATGCCTACTACTTCATAAGATTTATTTTTATATCCTACAATATCACCAACCCTCAAAGGAGTTTCTAGTAATACTGCTTCCATCAATTTTCTCATATCGTTCATAATTTCTTCCTTAAATAATTGCCGTTTTTTATATACATAGTAGCGAATTACATATAATGGATAACGGCATCCCCTCTCCTTAGAATAAAAACGGACAAGCCATAATTACAACGGTCTAAGGTCTAAGTTCTTTATAGTCCAGCGTTTTTAAGCAAGATAGCCAATTCTTTAGATTCTTCCAATGATTCTTCTTTATCATCTTTTGATCCCTTCTTCGATCCGATCATCTTTGCAAATGCTGCTTTTTGTGCTGGGCTTTGTGCTTCTTCTAATGTTTCATCTAATTCAGATTTTCCTTTCTTCATTTTATCAACATATTTCGTGCTGTCTTTTCCATAACCGTGACGCTGTGCCATGCTCATCAATGTCTCATCTGACTTGCTGCTATATGACTTTGCAAATTCACTTGGTGTCATATCAGTAATTGCCTGCTTACTTTTAATTACACTTGCTGGCATTCCTGCTTCTTCCAAAGATTCGTATGCTTCATCGACCCAATGAGAACCAGATTCGTCATCGCAATCATGTGAACAATCAGTAGTTGGCTTGTGCATTTCATCACCACAATCTTTACATACTTTAGTTGATGAAACTGCTTCTTTAACGTCTTTTGCTGCGTCTTTCATATCTTCATCTGTGTCGCCATCGTTGTCAATGTCTGCAAAGTCTGGCTTATTCTTAGATGCTTCGTATAATGATTTCATACTGTCTACAGTATGTTCAGTTACACTCACCTTCTTGTCTTCGGCATCCATATAACGCTTCAATGACAAGTTTACAGGTTGTGCAAAATCATACGCATCTCCATGAGATGTCGCTTCTAGTTCTGCTGCGCCTTCAGGCGAATTTGCCCATTCATTTAATTTCTTTTCTATCGCTTCCTCAGATAGTCCTGCATTGTGTAACATTGTTACTAATTGTGTGGTATCCATTGTAGGACTCTCCTTTATTGATTCTTCTGTAGGTAATGTGTGGCGCAAATCTGCTGCCATATTCATCAAATGATCTTTCTTTATAGGATTGGCTGTTTTCTTAGCCTGTGCTTCATAATTACTAATCATTTTCCATGTGCGATCTACCTTAGACGATGCTATATCATCCGATTCTGGTAATTTACCTGTAGGACCTGCTAACTTTGGACGTTTAATTCTTAATATTTTAAATTTATCACTAGAGAAACGATTTCCTACCCTTTTCATATTAGTGATTACTTTCTTGGCATCTTCTAATGACTGATATTTGGAATCTTCGAGTTTTTTACCATTATGAGTTATCTGATAAATAAAATCCTTATCTGGACTAGTCTTCGTTATCCTATGGTTATTCGCTCCACCAATCCCTTCTTCCATTGCGTCAATAAATTTAACTGGGAATAAAGCGGTGACGCCTGTCTTCGGATGAAGGTGTAACGCCATGTAAGTGTCATCAATCTTAGATCGGTAGTCACTATGTATCTTAGCATAATCTGATTTTGTCATTTCTATTTCACCAGCATCATTGATTTTAGCCATTGGTCCCATTGCTTCGTCAACTGATTCAGTTTGCATTGCAGTAATTATATCATCTGTGCTGATACCAATTTCGTCACTTAGTGTATCACCTTCTTGTGCTACAAAATTCATACTATCACTGGTAACACTAACAATATTAAACTCACCTTCGTATATATCACCAAATGCATTAATTGTTACTTCAACTTGCATTGCAGAAACATCAATATCATAATCTTCTGATCCTTCTGATGAACCGAATCCATTTGCGGTTGCTGTGAATACTTCACTATTTTCGGTGCGCTGGATATTATCTAATGTTACATTTCCATCTACTAATACAGTAGATTTTGAATCACTTGCTTCTAATGTGGACTCAATTGATTCCATCAATGTTCTCATATTATGCATCGTCTTTCTCCTGATCTTTTTTTAATTTAAGTAGTTCTTTAACAAACGAAGTATTGTACTTGTCACCAAAATAATCGTCTGGATTTATTGACTCTGCTTCTGAATAGGTGCTATCTGCTAATAAACTTGAAACTTCCTTCGCATCTGCTCCATTCAATTCCATTTCTGCTTTTTCTAATGGCTCTTGGTCAGAACGCACTTTCATAAAGCCGTCACTTATTCCTAATAGAGTTTGTAGTTCTGTTTGTATCTGGTACGCACTTGCTGGTAAATTTGTTTCAAATTCAATAACAAAGATTTCATAACCACGTAATTGTGGGAAATCATAAGGTACGCTTTGTAGCATTAACTTTGTTGGTGAACTTACTTTCTGCACATCGTACTTCGCTAAGTGATTTTCAATGCGAGTCAAATCTTCGCCAGAGCATTCCTTTGCTAACTTGATGCGATAAGTGTATGTTTTCTTTGATTCTGTCAAATATTGTGTAAAGGACTTCATGGTTTTAATTCTCCTAATATTATAACTATTTATCTTTATTGAAAAATTCACCTGTCTTAATACGATTTACACAATAAGAGAAATCATCATATGCTTATGTATCTTCTTCCCCTTTATCCATTGAGGCTAATATGTCTGCTAACATATCTGTACGGTTTCCTATCAATCTACCATCAATTGCTTCAGGATCTTCTGGATTGTTTTTATTGAGGATATGATCAACTTTTCGGTTATCCATGTTAAGTCGTTCTTTGCGCATCTGCAACTCAATCATTTTTATTTTTTTATCCATCTTTGTTTGCTTTGCGGTTATAGCGGCTGATAACATTTTACTTGCACTATCCAATAATGCTGCTGCATTTCTATCGTCTACATTCTTTGCCAACTCTACTATATCATCAAATGCATTGATTGCCTTTTCTGCGTAGTCATCCATCTCTCGGTCTATCGCTTCTAAGCCCACCACCATCGGCAATGCAGCATCTACTTTCATAGACATATCCATAGTTGTTGATTGCGTTGATATTTGTTTCTTGAGTTCTGCTATCACTTCTTCTGATGACGGAACTATCTCATTTTCATCATCATCAAAATTAAATGATATATCTTCTATAGGCGGTAAATTAAATGTATCGCTTAGTTTCTGTGTCATTTCTTTTTCCTTTGCGCTTTTGTTCGCTTTTTGGGCTTATTGAATATCTCATGCTCGGTAATAACTCGAAAACCTAAACCCTTTGATCTACACCAATGTCTCGCTGCTTCCCATTTTGCGTGATTGACTACTGCGGCTGCTTTTTGTGATTGACTTTTTGCTTCACCTAGTGTCTGTCCCGCTGGTTTTATTTCTACCATCTCTGCGTGTTGCTTACCATTTGCATCTTGGTATACCATCAATAAATCTGGTACATAATT